GACTATTTTCGGTATGGTAATGCTAATAGGATTTGCCATCATATCAGTACCGGGCGCATTAGTCCTTGGATTGTGTTTAATTGTGTTTCCGGTGTGGATTGGTTATCTACTCTTGGGGATGATCAAATTAGTGTTATCCTCCCCTGGATTGATCCAGACTACTGGAATAGAAAGTTTATTGACTACATGGGTGATGTAGAGTGGACTAAACACTTGTTAGCGGAAGCAGGATTATGAAGTTTACCAGTGATATTGATATCGATGTAGGTGATAGAGTAAAAGCTCTGAAGTATTTTAAACAAACTCCAGCTAGTATATTGCGTAACACCGGTCTTGTTAAACATAACACAGGTGTATACTTTACTGATATTCCAGTTGATCCATTTACGGGCTTTGCTACAATCGACCATGACTCTGCAGAAGATCGTGGGTACATTAAATTAGACATTCTCAATGTAGGATTGTATTCACAGATAAAAAACGAAGCACACTTGGATCGATTGATGGCACAGGAACCAGTTTGGGAAAGTTTATATGATCCAGATTTTTGTAGTAAACTTATACACATAGGAAATCACTACAGCACTCTTGTGCAGATGCCAGAAAAGATCAACGCAATTGAAAAGTTGGCAATGTTCTTGGCTGTTATGCGTCCTGCAAAACGCCACCTAATAGGCAAGCCCTGGGCTGGAGTTGAAAAAACTGTGTGGGAAAAGCCGACTGATGATAGTTATTACTTTAAGAAAGCACACGCAGTAAGTTATGCGCACTTGGTTGCTGTAAATATTAACTTAATTTCCGGACAAGAGTAATACTTCTTCGTTTTGTGCGTTTTGCCGATATCGAATTTAAACTAATCTGCGGACCAAATTTTATTTCTACGCCTTTACTGTTCATAGTTTTTACAACAACTCTGAATGGCTGCCATTCTGCTTTTAAAAATACGTTTATAGGGATAAGTCGATTACTTTCCCACCACCATGTATCAGCTAATTTTAAGAATATTTGCTTTTCTTCAACGCTTTTCAAGGCACCATAATCGTATATTGTAGTGACTATGTCATCTACATTCTGAATTATCCCTATATATTCGTTATTACCATATATTAAGTAGGTTAGGAAGGGATAATCTGTTAATAGTTTCTCGTAGTCTATGTCAACCATATAAGTTCAATAAATACATTAATGTATGAAATCCAAAGTTATTTATATGATAATATTATCCGGGTCCAAATTCTGGACCAGGGAATCTTTTTGCCACCAAGGAAACATGTCGTGTTCAGCCAGCCAATAAAAGTATACCAGGGTATTGATAACCCACTACAGATTGTTGTTAGAAACCAACAACAGAAAGCCGTTGATCTAACCGGCAACACCATGCAATTGGACATCCAAGATCCATTCGAAAAGGGTGCTGTAGAAAGTTTGGCTGTTACGATCGATAATGCCGCAACTGGCTTGTGCAGTGTAACTATTCCTAAAGCAACCACAGTAGCACTAAAGCAGAGAATGTATCTGCTTACACTTAAACTAACAAACAGCACAACTAATATTGACAGACCTCTGTACGTGGATGATAACTTTGGCGCACAATTAAAGATGGAAGTATTGCCGGGATGGTACGAAAGCGATCCGCTTAACTTTGCCGCTAATGCTGTGATAGATTCGGGACAAATATAATGACAACCAGTAACGTAACACTAACTACACACTTATTGGCCAAGCGAGGCAATACATCAGTAAGCTCAACTTATACAGGCCTAGTAGGCGAGCTTGTTGTTGACACAGACCTAAATGCAGTAAGGGTGCAAGACGGAGCCACAGCAGGTGGATTCCTAATAGGCAATGACGTACCACAAACGGTATTGTCCTCAAACGTGACACTGGCCAATGCAGATCGCGGCAAGCATTTTTATGCTGACGGTACTGTTAGGAGTATTACCATTCCGTTTAATGCAAACCTAGCATTGCCAATTGGCACAGAGATGCAGATAATTGCAAACGCTGCCGGAGTTGTTAGAGTTGAGCCAATGGCTTCTAACGTTGGGTTATTCCTAGCAGGCAATAGCACAAGTGTTGCAAGAGTAGTTGGAAACTATGGTGTTGCTACAGTGTTGAAAGTGGACACCAACACCTGGTACATCAACGGTACCGGAATTACCTAAACAATATGACAGAATTAATCTTTACACTTGTGGTAACACATATTACCATTGCCTGCGTAACCTTGTTTTTACACCGCAGTCAAGCACATAAATCAGTAACCTTTCATCCTGTAGTAAGTCATATGATGCGGTTTTGGCTCTGGCTAACCACAGGCATGGTCACTAAGCAGTGGGTAGCAGTACACCGTAAACATCACAGGCACACAGACATAGAAGGCGATCCGCACAGCCCTGTAATATGCGGATTGCACAAAGTATTGTTTGATGGTGCGCGACTCTATCATCAAGCCAGCAAAAACTTTGCCATGGTTGAAGCATATGGCGCAGGCACACCTGACGATTGGGTGGAACGCAGGGTATATACCAAACACAGTCGTATAGGTATTCTTTTGATGCTAGCTATCGACCTTGCTTTGTTTGGACCATGGGGATTGGCAGTATGGGCGATCCAAATGATATGGATTCCGTTCTGGGCCGCTGGTGTAATCAATGGACTAGGTCACTACTATGGCTATCGTAACTTTGATACTAAAGATCAAAGCAACAACATTGTTCCATGGGGTATATTAATTGGCGGCGAAGAGCTACACAACAATCACCATCAAAACCCAGCCAGTGCTAAACTTAGCGCACGAATGTTTGAGTTTGATATTGGGTGGATGTACATCAAGATTTTTAGCCTATTGGGCTTGGCAACTGTACGATAATCCTGTATAATAACTGAATGTTAGATACTATTCAGCAAGCCTTGTTGCAACTAATTCCTGCGGACAATCGAAAAAGCCAGCAAACAGGATGGATATCATTTAACGCAGTGTGCTGTACACACAATGGTGAAACCCCAGATCGTAAAGGCAGGGGAGGAGTCAAAACCGATTCCAAAGGTGGAATATCTTATCATTGTTTTAACTGTGGCTTTACCACAGGATTCACACCAGGTTGGCATTTAGGTTTTAAATTTAGAAAACTGTTATCTTGGTTGGGTGCCGAGGACTTAACAATAAGGCATTTGGTTATAAGTGCTGTTAGGTTGAAAGAACTTGTAGCACCTGAAGAACTTGAAAAAACCAAAATAGAAGAAATCAAGTTTGAGCCCAGAAAGATGCCCGCTGGCGCAGTAAGTTTAACGTCCTGGATGACAAGAATGATCGAAGATGATACCTGTTTGATTCCTCCCCATCTTACACAAGGCGTACAGTACTTGGCCAACAGGGCAATCAATACCAGCAAGTATGAGTTTTATTTTTCTGACACCAAAGCATACAATTATAATCGTAGAATAATAGTACCGTACTACCATGAAGGCAAACTGGTAGGAAGCAGTGCAAGAGCATTAGAAGACACAGTGACACCCAAGTACTGGAGTGATCATCCTTCGGACTATGTGTTTAATTTAGACAAGCAATACAAAGATTCAAAGTTTGTTGTTGTGGTAGAAGGACCGTTTGATGCAATGAGCGTTAACGGTGTTAGCATACAGGGCAGTGAAGCAAGTGACACACAAGTTGAATTAATTGATAGGCTACAACGTGAAGTAATAGTTGTACCAGACACAGACCGTGCAGGAAAAAAGCTAGTGGATCGTGCAATCGAAGCAGGATGGACAGTGAGTTTTCCTGTATGGCAAGAGACTTGTAAAGATCTAAACGAAGCAACAGTAAAGTATGGTAAGTTGTTTGTGTTAAAAAGCATACTAGAAGCAAGAGAAACAAGTAGATTGAAAATTGAATTAAAGAAGAAGAGACTGTACAGGTAATGGATCCCAAAAAGAAATTTTATTTGTTTAAGCAATCTAAAACTTTCTGCGCTGTACCGTGGAATCATGTTAAGGTAGAGGTAGATGGCAGAATTGTTACATGTGTGAATGGACAGCACGAACTGGGACGTCTAGGTAATAACTCTATCCAAGACATTGTTAACGATTGGCCTGCACAGCATGTGCGAAATAATACTTATAAAGAATTGCCTAATTATAACTGTAGAACATGTAGTCTACAGGAAAGCGATACAGGATATAAGTTCTTACGTGACTTATATAATCCTATGTTTAAAGATGTAGATGTAGATTATTCTGACAATACAGCATTTCAATTGAATGCTATTGATTTGCATTGGAGTAGTACTTGCAACTTGAAGTGTGTTACATGTTGGGCTAAACAAAGTAGCGCAATTGCACAAGAACAAGGTAAACCAATTCAGCATACGCCAGATGAACAGGCTGATACAATCATTGATTTAATAGTAAGTAGACAACATCACATGAAAGAAATATATCTCAGTGGTGGCGAGCCTACACTTATTAAACACAACGTACGATTGCTGAAACAACTGGACAAGTCAATTGACTGCACTTTTAGAGTAAACACAAACATGATGTTTGAACAGAACAATCCTGTGATCACAGAACTGTTAAAGTTTAAAAATGTGTTAATAACCATAAGTGCTGACACAACAGGTAGTAGATTTGAATATATCAGGCGTGACGCAAATTGGCACAAGTTCCTAAACAATCTACAATTCCTTAAGAGCACACATTTCGACATTAGGGTCAATTCTGTATTTTTTGTAGCCAGCGCACTTTACTTAACAGACACACAACAGTTCTTTAATAACGGATACGGTATAACTGATTTCACGATCAATCAGGTTACTATGGGACACACAAACATACAATGCCGTAATTTGTCGCAGGATCTTAAAGACAAGTGTGCAGAAAAAATAATTAACCACAAAAATAATTTTCCTTGCAATCAAAACTTAATTGGACAGTTGGATAATTGCTTAGGAGAATTACAAAATTCAAAAGAAGAAGATTACGAACCATTCTTTGAATCGTTCGCAGATAAAATAAGTGCGAACTGGCGAGATATTTTTACAGAACTATGAATGCATTACTATTAGGATGTGGGTCCAAGTGGGGACTAACTGTACAACAGCAACTACTAGCCAAAGGCTGGACAGTGTGTAGTTTATCAAGTACAAAACTAGCAGAACAAGATAATCTATATCAACATATTATCGATTGGAACACAGTTAATCAAGGCACTATAGAGAAGTTCTTGAGATTGTTACCAACTATCGACTTTATACTGTTTAACCAAAACGGGTCAGCATTAAGCTATGACAACTTTAATCAAGAAGTTCCTGTAATTGATACATGGAGACTAGAAAAGAATTGGACACAACAGTATTTTGTTAGCGTAATACTACCATATCACATAATTAAAACTGTATCATTGAATAAAAACTCCAGAGTGGCTTGGATGTTGTCTGCATTTGTGTACCAGCACACAAACATTAACCATGCAGACTATATTGGTAATAAGTATCAGAACTATTTGATAATGAAGAACTTTAGTAGAACAGGCGATGCTTGTTTTTGCGGAATAAATCCAATGGAACTTGACCAAAATCAAACCAGCACAGGCGTGTTCGTTGATACAATATTAGGTATGGACACAAACGAACTTAACAGCAATGTAATCTATCTTGACGGAAATAAAGATATTAATTTTCAAAATTTTAGTGTATAATTAACTATATGAAAGAATATTCAGCAGAAATACAAAAATTGTTTTTAGAAATGATGATGCAGGACGCAGAAACATTTGTGCGTGTGCAGAACATTTTCAATGAAGAGAACTTTGATCGAAGTCTGCGTGAAGCGGCTAAGTTTATAAGGGAGCATAGTAGTGAATATAAAACTATGCCCACAAAGGAACAGATACTGGCCCAAACAGGAGTTGATCTTAAAGAAGTGCCCGACGTTGGTGAAGGACACTATGATTGGTTCATGGTAGAGTTTGAAGGCTTTAGTCGCAGGCACGAACTCGAACGTGCTATCCTCAAAGCCGCGGACATGATTGAGAATGGCGAGTATGATCCAGTTGAAAAACTGATCAAAGACGCAGTGCAGATCAGTCTTACCAAGGACATGGGTACAGACTACTTCGAAGATCCTAGAGCAAGGCTTATGAAGATCAAGGATAACAACGGACAAGTCAGCACAGGCTGGCCTACTATGGATAGACGCTTGTTTGGTGGTATGAACAGAGGCGAGCTAAACATTTTTGCAGGTGGCAGTGGTAGTGGTAAAAGTTTGTTCATGCAGAACATTGCTATCAACTGGATAAGTCAAGGACTTAACGGTGTGTTTTTAACACTGGAACTTAGTGAAGAACTGTGTGCTATGCGTATGGATGCAATGGTTGCTAATGTTGCAACCAAAGAAATATTCAAGGACCTTGACACACTCGAAATGAAGATACGTATGGTAGGCAAGAAATCAGGTAACTTGCGTATCAAGTACATGCCAGCACAGAGCAATGTTAATCAGATTAGAGCATACTTAAAAGAACTAGAAGTACAGACAGGAAAAAAAGCAGACTTTATTATGGTGGATTACTTAGACTTGGTTATGCCAGTTAGTGCTAAAGTATCACCAAGTGATTTGTTTGTTAAAGACAAGTATGTAAGTGAAGAGTTGCGTAACCTAGCAAAAGAGTTTGAAATATTAATGATTACAGCATCGCAGTTGAATCGTAGTGCTGTTGAAGAAATTGAATTTGACCACAGCCACATATCGGGTGGTATCAGTAAGATCAACACAGCAGATAATGTGTTTGGTATTTTTACAAGTCGTGCAATGCGTGAACGTGGTAGGTATCAGATACAGTTGATGAAAACTAGAAGCAGTAGTGGTGTAGGACAAAAAGTTGACCTAGAGTTTAACTTAGAGAGCTTGCGTATTACAGACCCAGGTGAAGAAGGACAAAGTGAAAGTGGTGGATTTGGTGGACAAAAGCCATCAGCTATCATGGATCAAATAAAAAGCACCAGCAGTGTTACAACAATTAGTCAGCCACAAGAATCTGCCAAGATAAATGCTGGTGTAGACAGCACAAAACTAAAACAAATGTTAGCTGGACTTAAAAGTAAGGCAGGCTAATTAAACTGTAGCCCACATAAATACTACAAACTTGGAGTAAATGTTGCAAAAGAAAACTCGTAGCATCTTGTCAGAGCTTGCAGAAATGCCTGTTACACGTGATCGTGCTAACTTGATAGAAAGTCGTGCAGGCCACGTGATACAAGGTGCTATAAATTTAATTAATTATATAAAAGAAAACTACGAGCCTGAGAAAGCATTGGAACTAGAACGCCGACTATTGAATAGTATTCGGGGACAGGATGCTAGTAAGTTTACTCGCGGAATACGGAGACTTAAGAATGAAGATTAAAGAAATAACTGAAGGAATAATGGACGTAATTCGCAATAGAGTTGCCGCTGGTTCGGGATCGGATTTTACCAAGTGGTCCAATTACAGAGGGATCGCACCCCCGGCAGATCCCGAGGCAGACGATACTGATACAGCCACAGATACAACCACAGATACAACCACAGATACAACCACAGATACACCGCAACCTGACCAACCACAAGACACACAGCAACCTGGCCCAACATCCGATCCAATTGATACAGAAATGGAAAAGGTTAATGCTAACATCAAACGCAAAGTTGATTACTTGGTCAAGCAAGGTGTACTACAAAGTGGCAGAATTACTGACGCAGAACGGCAGTATATTGATAGCGTAGACGTTTATGTTGATCCTAACAAGTTTGCTAATACAGACCCTAGTGAAGTTTATATCAAAGCAACTCCGCCACATGTAAGCAACTACAGTGCCAGTGTGACAATGCCGTTATCCAAGTGGATGGAAGCACTAGGGCGAGACGGAACAGGACTCAGAGGGAATGTAGGATTTAACCTTACACCTGCAGGATGGTGGAGTGACGATTACAAAGCATACGTCAATCCTAATGGCAGCTTAGACGAGTTAATTACCAGTTACCAAAAATGATAATACTCGAAGGCGGAAATATATTTAAAGGTGCAGACAAGCAACCTTTAACACAACGTATCAAACGTGAGGATATTCCTGCCACTGTAGCCTGGCTTGAAAAAGTTTCCGGACTACCATTCCCCACAAACACTTGGTTGGGAAGTACAGGCAAAAAAGACACATCAGGTGACCTTGACTTACAGGTAGATGCCAACACCACAGACAAAGACACACTGGTACAAATACTATTAGCCGCAGGTGTTGCTAAAACAGACATCAAAAAGTCCGGTGATAGTGTACACGTTAAAGCACCTATAGCAGGCAACTCTGCTAACGGATTTGCACAAGCAGATTTGATGTTTACAGATGACCCAGCCTGGCAATCCTTTGCTATGGCAGGCAGTGGTGAAGGCAGTGTACTACCAGGTATGGCAAGACACATTATACTAAGCAGTATTGTTGCTGAACTACAGCCTAATCTAAAGTGGAGTTATAAAAACGGATTGGTTTTTAGAGATACCAACCAACCTTATGAGAACGGCAAGAGTCCGGCTACACTAAGCAAGGTAACTGGCATTCCTGTAGCAAAACTCAGCTCAGCAGATGATATAGTTGCCGCTATTAAAGGGTCAAGCAATTACGAACAACTGATTGGCAGAGCAAGAGAAACATTAGAAAAGTCAGATATACAGTTACCAGAGTCTGCACCACTGCCGGGCACAGGTGCTTGGTTCAACAGCATGGCAGAAAGTAGCAAGTTTGGTTTTGTAAAAAGCCTAACAGAAAACACAAAAGGTCGTACTCCGCATCCAGAGGATGCTATATTCTCAGGCAGTGCCGCGGCAAAACAACAGTTAGCAGGACTTAATGCACTAGTAGCAAATCCTAACAATTTAACTATCAAGTGGGACGGGTTCCCTGCACTTATATTTGGTAGAGATCCTGCAGACGGTAAACTTGCAGTAATGGACAAGTATATGTGGAACAAAGGCGTACTAGCCAAGAATGTAGATGAGTGGAAGCAGTACGACAGCACCAAAGCATCGGGCGGGTTGCGTGGTGACTTATACGACAAACTAGCACAGATTTGGCCAGGGTTGGATGCGGCTACGAAGAGTCCTGGGTTTTATTGGGGAGACTTGCTATATTCTGGTAAGTTAGACCCGCAGGGTGGATCATACAATTTTAAACCAAATACCGTTGAGTATCGTATACCGGTTAACAGTAATCTAGGAAAAATAGTAGGTAATAGTATAGGTGGTATAGTAGTACATCAAAAGTTCTCAGAGCTAGGTGGTGCCAGTACTCAATGGGACGGTAAAGGCCTTGAAAATGTTCCAGGTGGTGTAGCAGTGTTAACACCAAGTGCAGGACTACGCTTCGAGTTAAAACAGCCTGTACAGTTAGCTAAACGTGCCACTGCCACAATACAACAGCATGGTACAGCAGTAGATGCATTGTTGGCACAAATACCTGCAAGTACAATACAGCAGATACAACGTTACTTTAATCAATTTGTAACAGGGCAAACAAAACAACCACTTTACACATGGTTGGAAAGTAACACCAGTGCCAAACAATATCAAAATTTAGTAGGTGATGATTATAGTGGGTTATTATTTGCTAAAGATGCACAAGGTAAGACCGTTGCTAGTCCAGGATACAACGGAATTAATACCATATTCAGTGCTATATTGCAGTACAAACAAAATCTACATGATCAGTTAGATTCACAAATCCAAGGATTTGGACAATTTGTAAACAATAAACCTGCAGGCGAAGGTTTTGTTTTCCCCACCCCACAAGGACTAGTTAAAGTAGTCGATCGCGCCGGCTTCAGCGCCGCAAATTTTGCCAAGTAACTCTTAATTTTTTTTAAATCTGTATAAATATTAGCATGCGATATTTCGCACTAATATTAGGAGAATTAAAATGGCAGGATTAACAAAAGTACACGGTGATAGTCAAGTTGTAGTTAACGTTGGCGATTCGCTAGTTCAAAACGCAAACTCAGTAATCATCAACACTGGTATTGCATCACCAATTGACGCATACAACATTCAGTTTGTGGCTGGTAACATCGCAGGCGAATTACGTCGCGGTACAAACGGAACAGCAGGTGCTGTTGAAACAGTATTGAACGCAATTAGTAACAACGCAACCGTGGTAGCATATCAGGTTGACCTTGGCGCTACAGTCGCTAACTCACAAGTTAGTGTTGTTCTAGAGCGTAGTTCATGGGAAAGCGCACTCGCAATGCAGACTGCATTACGTGCGGACTTGGCAGCAAACATTGGTGCTAACGGTCCTATGACCACAACCACAATGGATGTTCGTAAAGTTGGTATTAGACTAGCTAGTTAATTAACTTAACTAACAGCAGTAAACAAAAAGCAGACTTCGGTCTGCTTTTTTTTGGCTTATTAATAAATACTTGCATATACTATTTAGGAGATTTAAAATGGCAGGTTTAACAAGAGCAAATCCTACAGCAACTACGCTAGGATATGAAGTAATCGGTAAAGAAGCACAGTTTTTTACAATTGACTATATTAACGCAATTAATGGTTCAGCTGGACCAGAAGGCGCACAACAAGCAGTTTTAGAAACAATCATGGGTACAGCTACAATTCTTGCCGCTGGTACATTGGGTAACTCAAACACAGAACAGACTTTCATGACCGAAGGTGGTGCCGCAGTTGTAGTTGGTACATTACAAGCGGCAATCAGAGCATTAGGTACTGTTGACGGTGTTAACTTAGCTTCAGCAACTGTAACAGCAAAAGACTTTTACATCGCTTTGTAATAATAGTAATTAAGAGTAACAAGAAAGGTGCTCCGGCACCTTTTTTTGTGGCTAAATATTGGTGGAGATATACACTATGGCAGGAATATCAAGAAGTTCGGGCTACGAATTTGCAGGATCAACAGACACACTATACCGTTTTGGCGGAAGTGTACGTTTCTTTAAGATTGACACGGGCGTTGATCTACGGTTCGAAGACGATGGGTCTGATGAAGCGTATGAAGCAATACTGCAAGCCATTCCGGGTTTACTAGCAGTTAGTTCAGTTGGTGCAACCGGAACCGTGCATGTATGTGTTGAAGCACACAGTTGCTTGGATGCTGTGCCTTTGCAACAACAAATACAGGCCATCGGAACATCGAAAGGTGCGGTAAACCTTGGAACAACTACAGTAACTGAAGGAACAAGTTTTACTGTATCCTAGACTGTTATAAATATCTGTATGCAGTACTATACGGGATTTACACTAGTCGACATAACTAATACCGGAGTAACACGTAGTCGTACCGGCAACGATCACGTGCGTAACCAACAGCGTAACTGGGAAACACTGATCCAAGTTCTCAGTCTGAGAACCCAACCACTTGAGATCAACGGTCCGATTGACAGTAGTTATGAACTGTCAGGCGATAGTATCTTTGGAGAAATGTATAGGGGATTGCACACTGTTTGGTATTTTAGTTTTGGCGTGGAAGCACACAGCGTTTTTACTAAAGGAAAAGACACTGTTGGGCGGTTGTACGATGACTTTGCAGAAGTACCAATCATACAAGGACTAGATGAAACAGCAAGGTTTATGTTGCCTATATTTTACCCACATGGTGCTATTAAAAACATACACTTTATTGATCAACGTATAACACTATAAATAGTATATTAACGGCATTCATTGGCACACTCTCACGGCAAGTAACAGAACCCTGTAGTATTGTAGAGCACGATCAAATTTGAAAATGGAAACAGAAATGGCAGAGAGTGAAAGAAAAGACCTTGAAGCGCACGTTGATTTATGCGCTGAAAGGTACAAAACGTTGCACAAAAAACTAGACAATGTTGAAGCAAGACTCAATGGTGTCGAAGAGCATATTATATATGTACGGGCAAAATTGTCCGAATTCAAATCCCTGGGTCAATTAGCAAGCAATGAATCCAATAAAACACTGATTGGTGTAATGACTGCTGTGGGTGCGGCACTGCTCGCAGGTTTAATTGCCACTGTTGTTCAACTAACCATAAAATAATAATGAAGATAATAGAACTAGTAAATAAAGTTAGCCTGCCTATTACAAATGAAGAATCAGATGTACTAGGTCAATTTCAGGAAAAGCCTGTAATTAGAAAAGCTGAACTGAACGAACGAGAACAAGAATTAGCAAACTCACTTGTTAATAAAGACATATTACTAAGACAAACAAATGAAGAAGGCAAGATTATCTACAAAGCAAGAAAAGGCATTATTAACTGACATAGTACTCAACATGGGAGTTGCGTACATCAAACGATTCACAAACAAAGAGCTTAATAAATTTAAAAACAAACCTGTAGTTATTCCGGTTGGTAATTACAGGTTTTTTATTGGTCCGTACGAAGTCAAAGGTATACACAAAGACTGTTGGGAAGTAACCAGAGACGGGCAGTATATACACAACTTCTTATCAAAACTAAACGCAATGCTGTATTGTATCGGTTGCACACGAGATCAATATCAGCAATCTTGTGAAATTAAAAAATGGGACAGCAGATTGGGTAATTTAACCACTGATTTGGTATATTATGCAAGACACATTAAGATAGAGCAGGGTCGGGGAGACATTGATAAGAAAGAAATGTTTACCAACAGATACATTGACGCCAAACTACAGCAGGAACATGCCATAATCAATTTACAGAAAACAATTAACTCGGCTAAATACAATAACTTTAGGAATATGAACAATGAAACTATCTGAAATGAACACTAAACCGTCAGCAACTAAGATTAATAAAGTTATGGAAAGCCGTTTTGGCAAAAAGATTAACTACAGCAAACTAGACTTTAGTAAGGCATACGGTCTTGCTAATGCTCTGACAGAAAGCCTTGACAAGATTAAAAACAGTCATGGTATACACAAAGCAGAAACAAATCCAAAATACATGCACTTGTTGATGGTACGTGAAGGAATTCACAAATGGATGGTTGAGAACAAACAACAACTAATTCAAGAAAGTGAAATGGGTCGTAGCCAGGCTATACTAGCCGCTAAAGATATGGTTGACAGCGTACAAGACATGCTTGAAGATGTTAGCGAAATGGCTAACGAGCAGATGCCAGCACTACTTGACACAATACGTGATCAAATTGGCATGACTGAAGCAGAAAACTTCAAAGGCAGTGTTGGCGGTATACTAGAAACTCTTCAAGCCGCAATCAGTTCATCACGTGAACAGATGGATATGGCAGCTCGTGCATTGGCAGGTGAGCAAACAGACCAACCAATGGACATGGCAATGGGCAGTCCAGAAGCAGACATGGCTCCTCCAGTTGATGCCGGCGAAGTTGATGTTGAAGTTGGTGATGAGTTTGATGCTACAGAACCAGCTGTGGGTGCAGATGAAGTTGGTCGCGAAAAGCGAGACTAGTAAATGAAAGTCAATGATATTGTTGTTGAGAACGTCATCGACGACATGCTTGAAGATGATGCAACGGATCACGAAAACGGTGCATTATTAACTATCTTATCTTATCTACAAAACAGAGCGGCTGACACCCACAAACAGCCACGCATACGTGCTGATAGCTTAATTAATCTTGTGCAGGCCGCTGGTTTCCCACAGTTTAATTATCAAACGCTACTAAACATTTCGAAGAACAACGAAAATGCTAAAAGCCTAATTAAAGATGTCAAGGACGTAACAGTTAAAAGTAAAGACAACAAGGTTACATTGGGGCAAGGTGGCGAACTAGTAAAGTACGTGTATATTAACCCAGTAAATGATGAAGATTTGGATCTTGATACAGAACAAGATACTGCTCCTAAAACAGCGCCTGAGAAGAAAGTTGATTCGATGGCCAAACGTGCCGCAAAAGCTCGACCTAATCTATAATACTGTACTTAAATAAATTTGACATGTATGCACATGATAGTGTAGTATAATACTCTTGACTGTATATTATGAAAATATTATTCTACCATTCTGAAGATAAACTATTCCATGACGTTGTACATCCTAATGACAGCGTTTTTGTGAAATCAACTAGTCTTTACCTTAAGACATATATAGAAATTAAAAAACCACAAATAGCCAAGAAGTTGGAATGGGCGATCCCACAACAAGTTAAGTTATCTGACGATGAGCTAGTAAGTCTGATCCAACAAGAAAAACCAGATATGTTCTGCACTACTCATTATATCTGGAACTACATAGCAATACTAGCACAGTTAGACAGAATCCGACCTCGAGTAGATTCTAGCATACTGTTTGTTACAGGGGGCCCTAGTGTAGATGTTAATATAAATCCAAATTACTTCTTAGAACATAAATTTGTTGATTATGCATTTTATGGGCCAGGCGAGAAAGCATTTGCTGAGTTCATTGAGAGGATGGTGCTTAACAAACCTTTAGTAAAAGAAGAACTTACAAACATGGCGTGGCCTGATTCTAATAGGGGTGCAATTGTAGCCGAATACGAATATGTTCCGCAATCTAAAATAAGTCCATACTTACATAATGCAGAAATGTTCAAAGCCATGGTTGACGACATGTACGAGAAAAAACTGCAACCAATTATTTCGTACGAACTGACTAGGGGATGTCCTTACGCATGTACTTTTTGTGATTGGAATAGCGGTTACGGAAACAAAACAACACGCAGGAAAGACAGTTACAAAGATGAAATTGATTTATTCCAAGCAGTTGGAGTAAAAAGTTTATTCATGGCAGACGCAAACCTGGGTCAGTACCAAGAGGATGTTGATCTAATAGAGTATATGGCAGATAAGAATCTAAACGAAAATGCAAGTTTTAGATTAGATTACACAGTAAGCAAATTACGAAAAGATAACAACATAAAAATATTCCATACTATGGCAAAAGCAAATCTGTGTAGACATTTCGTAATAAGTGTACAAGATAATAATCCAACAATACTTGAGAACATAGATAGACCCGACGTCGGGTGGGATGTACACACTAGTCATATAAGAGAACTTAGAGAGTTATACCCGCACCTACCATCAGCAGTACAGTTAATACAAGGACTACCCGGACAGACAGTTGATTCCTGGAGACAAACCTTGTCTGACATGGCCAACGAACATGTAATACCATTTGTATATGTAAGCGAACTGCTATCTGCAAGTCCGGCAGCCAGAAGTAACGAGTATATTAATAAATGGAAGTTTGAGTACAGTAACTCCCTAAGATGGGACTTCCACGGACAAAGTGAATTCAGTAGTCCTTTTACGCAAAGTTGTGTGTCATTCACTCAACACGACTTTATAGAGATGACAATGCTAAGTTTAATACATGCAACTATAAATTTTTACAAAGTGTACAAAGTAGGAAAGTTAATGGACTATATTAGCTTTGACGCAGATAAGATAGTAGACTTATTCTTAGTAAGTGATCTTTATCAGATTCTAAGAGACAATTTGGCTGAAAACTGGTTAATACACAACAAGTTCTATTTTACAACTGAACTGGATCGTACACCCACAGCGAAGCCGATCACTGCATGTTCTATGGCAGTGTCAGACATGACTTCGAAGTTGAACACTAACGGACAGTTTCTTAAATGGACATTACAACATATTTCAGCATCGTCCAGCAGTAAGCGCAATGATTATGCAAAACAAATCTATAGAAGGATGCACCATGAGCATTAAAGACAAAACCCTTTATGTATTTGGTGATAGTTGGCCTGCAGGTGTGGACCTACATGACGTAGTGAAACAAGGATTTCCGTATCTTGTTGCACAGGAAAATAATTATCTATTAGACAATCTAAGTCAAGCAGCCACATCTCTTGAACAAGCAACTTGGCAGTTTGTTAAAGCAGTTGAGCGTAAATCGATCAGAAAAGGAGACATAGTACTATTTTGTATTACTAATCCTGACAGGAGTTGGTATTGGGAAAACGGATACCCAATGGAACTACACCCGGCCAACTCAAATCATGCGATTGGGTCGAAATACTACAAATATATTTACAGTCAAGATTTAGCTCACGCTAACGCCATTAAGGATCTACTAATGGTATATGGATTGTGTAAAACTCTAGGCGTAACATGTCTGTTTGTTTACAATTGGACCGTACCGTTGCAAAGCATCCCTGCAATGACAGGAATAAAACTACTACCTACTGAACTATTTTATAACAAGTCACTTCATGAAATAAGTGGAGCAAACATTCCTCAAGGAGATCATCCAGATCACCAGGGTCATCAACGAATAGCAGATGAACTATCTGCATGGATCGAAACACATGATAACTAAACGATATGAATACAAACCCATTGACAGAGTTAATGTTGGTGGTAAAAGATACTATGCAACACCCACAGGCAATAAGTTGCCCAGCGTAACCACAATACTAGATCGCACCAAGCCTGAAGAACAAAAGCAAGCTCTACGTAATTGGAAGAAGCGTGTAGGCGAAAAGAAAGCACAGGAAATTGTAACTGAAGCCGCAAGCCGCGGAACACGTATGCATGCTTATCTTGAACGTTTTGTAAAAGAAGACGACTTGGGTGCGTTTCCTACTAACCCGTATGCACAGACTGCATGGTTTATGGCCGCACAAGTCGTGTTGAAAGGAATGGATAGTGAGAATGAATACTGGGGTTGTGAAGTACCAGTTTACTACGATGGATTATATGCAGGCACAACTGACTGTGTTGGTGTGTGGAACGGTAGGCCTGCTATAATTGACTTTAAACAAACCAACAAACCTAAGAAACGTGAGTGGATCGGCGATTATTTCTTGCAGTTAACAGCGTATGCACAAGCACACAACGAAATGCACGGTACAGATATTAACACAGGTGTTATTTTAATGTGCGCAAAGCCCGAGTCTAAAGATGATACTCCGCAATATCAGGAGTTTATATTAGAAGCAGACGAATTTGATCACTGGAGCGAGCAGTGGATGAAGAGAGTTGAGCTATACTACGAAACCGCATAAATACAAAATAATGAGGATTTAATAGATGGCTGTTACCCAAATAAGTAGAATTCAACATAGACGAGGTCTTAATCAAGACCTACCACAACTTGCTGGCGCAGAGCTCGGCTGGAGTGTAGACACACGTAAATTATATATCGGTAACGGTACCGTAGCAGAAGGTGCACCAGCTACTGGTATTACAGAAGTGTTAACACAATACACTGACTTAGCGGCATTGATTGGTTCGTATACTTTTAAGGGAAATGTTACAGAGTATACTGTCGAAACTGGCAGTAGTATCCTTAATCCAACAGTACGCAGTTTCCAACAGAAATTTGATGACTTTGTTAATATTAGAGACTTTGGCGCAGTAGGTGACGGTGTTGCGGATGATACGGCATCGATCCGTCGTGCAATCGAACAGATATATAAAGAATCAGAAAATAATTTCGATACTCGCACACGAAGAACAATTTATATTCCTGCAGGAACATACTTAACCAGTAATGTTATTAGCATTCCGCCTAACACAAGTTTACAAGGTGACGGACCGTCTAGCAGTACAATTAAGTTAACTTATGGTAATTTAACTGTAGCAAATTTGTCAGACAGCGCATTCCAAAGTGGAGCAACAATTGGGACAGGCAGTGCAGTACTACCTGATCAAATCGATATAAGCGGATTAACGTTCCAAAACGTATCTGCAGACGTTCAGTATCCTTTGCTAAACATCGATAGTGCTAGTAATGTTAGAATAACAAACACAGCTTTTCAGTCTAATATCAAAGCAGGAACTTATTACCCTAACGTAATTGAAATATTAAGTACCAGCACCAGTACACAAAATATTACGTTAGACAAAGTCAAAATATTAGGTGGTGGTAACGGTATTGTAAACATGGGATCTACTACAAAGTTTGTTAACATACTTAATTCTGAGTTTGATGGTATCAGCAATACTGCAATAGTATTGAACAGTGTTGATAGTGTTAGTAGTATTAACAACTACTTCGGAACTGTTGGCACAAGAAAAACTACTGCAGGCGCAACTAGTTTTGTTTCCTTTGGTGAAGTACATACTAACGGAAGCGCACTGACTACTGGTATGCAACTAGGTAATCTAAGATACGGAGTAGCACGTAGTGCGTCAATTAGTACTGCTTCGCCGGTTATTGCAACATTCGTTGCTAACACAGCAGGCGAAATAAAGTATCAAATCAGTAACAGTTCAGCAAAACGTTTTGGTACATACCAATTCAGTACAGATGGAACAAGTTCAGAGTTTCATGATCAACATGTGGAAAATGGAGTTGGTGTTAAAGCAAACTTATTCGCCAATGCCACTAGTTTAACCGTCACATTAGAATCAGGCACAGGCACATTTAAATACGCAATCAATCAATTTATTAGTTAAAAGATGTTCAAGTTACGCACTAGTGCTTCTAGATTGAAGTGCTGGAAAAATTTTAGATTCAAGATCAACCAACTTCCTTTTGAAGAAGCATTACAAGAAACAATAGATTTCTGGCAGCCCTGTCCTTGGACTGCCTTTTATTTAGATTTAGACAATCCCGAAAGTTGGCCAAATGCCTGGGATTTAATTATAGATAACTACTATTGTGATCTTGCTAAAGTCCTGGGAATAGTGTATACTTTATATCATAGCAAGCACGGAACGAATTTAGAACTTGAAGTACATGTGTATGTTGATTCAAACACAGGGTATCAATATTGTGTAGCCTATTTGAATCAAGGAAAATATGTACTTAATTTGATTGACAATCAGGTATTAAATAAAACTGATATTGCAGAAACATTAACATTGAAACGTTGCTATGACGCAACAGAACTAACGTTAGAATAATAATGATGGGGCACGAATGACAAAGATTCAAGTAATCAAGAGAGATGGAATCAAAGAAGAACTAGACATAGAAAAAATGCACAAGGTTGTTATGTGGGCAACTGAAGGTATTACAGGTGTAAGTGCCAGTGAAGTAGAACTAAAAAGCCACATCCAATTTTATACTGGGATCAAAACAGTAGACATACAAGAAACACTTATTAAAAGTGCCGCTGATTTGATTTCAGAAGAAGCTCCAAACTATCAGTATGTTGCTGGCAGACTAATTAACTATCATCTACGTAAACAAGTATATGGGGACTATGCACCTTGGCCATTGTTAAAACTGGTAGAACACAATGTCGAAAGTGGTTTTTACGATCGCGGCCTATTAGAAGCATACGATACAGATGAGTGGGAGAAATTAGATAGTTATATTAAACATGATCGTGATGAAACATTCACCTATGTTGCTATGGAACAATGGCGTGGCAAGTATCTTGTACAAAATCGTGTTACTGGTGAGATGTTTGAGACTCCACAAATGGCTTACATGTTAATAGCCGCGACACTATTCCAAGACTACCCTAAAGATATTAGACTCAAATGGGTACGTGATTACTATGACGCAATCAGTAATTTTGATGTAAGTTTGCCTACACCGGTTATGGCAGGTGTGCGCACACCACAAAAACAGTTCAGCAGTTGTGTGCTGATTGAAACAGACGACAGTTTAGACAGTATCAATGCAACAGCCGCAAGTATTGTTAAGTACGTGTCACAAAAAGCAGGCATTGGCATTGGTGCAGGACGTATACGTGCATTAGGT